CTGGGTCGGGAAGCGGCGCCGTTTCGGGGTCATTGGACGCAACCGAAACGGGAGATGACGCGGCGGCATTCGTCGCTGAACTCCTCGTTGCTGGAATGCTGACCGCGCAGGAGGTCGGCCAAGATCTGTTCTGGGGCGGACCAGCAATCTGTCCGCGCCGCACTGTCATCCCGCCGCGCCGCTCGAACAGGCCGGGCGGACGTTCGCAAGAGCTTTCAAGGGGTAGGCGATGGGGTTGAGGCTTATCACTGGCCCCACGGGCTATCCGATCACGTTGGCGGAAGCCAAGCTACAGGCGCGCGTCGCGAGTACGGAAACCAGCGAGGACGATCTTCTCAACGCCTACATTTCGGCGGCTACGGCGTGGGTGGAAAAACATCTACAGCGCGCCATCCTCACCCAGACGTGGGAATTGGTGCTGGACGATTTCTCTGATGCGATGGAAATCCCGTTGGCGCCGGTCCAGTCCATTACCTCGATCACCTATTACGATGAAAACGACGCGCTTCAGACGCTCTCGACATCAAGCTACCTGCTCGACAATGTGGGCGATCCGACATGGGTGGTGCGTGCGGCCGACGCGACATGGCCTACTGTCGCTTCCGGGATCAATAACGTCATCATCCGCTTCGTCGCCGGCTACACGGACGTTCCGGAGTCGATTACCCTCGCACTCCGTTTTCTAGCGGCGAACTGGTTCGACAACCGCTCATCGGCCGACGTGCCGCCGATCGTCCTTTCGCTGCTCGCCAACTATCGCCTGCAACCCCTTTAAGCCCTTAGGCAAGGCCGCCGCGTCGCGATGACGCCGCATCCCTATGATGGAGCCCCTTAAATGGCAGATCTCGTTATTACCGCGTCCAGTGTCGTTCCGGGTTCCGGAGCAAAGAAAACCACGGGCACGGCCGGCGCGTCGATCACGGCGGGCCAGGTGGTGTACCTCGATAGCTCCGCAGGCACGTACAAACTCGCCGATTGCAACAGCGGAACTACGGCAGCTCTCTCACCTGCCGGCATTGCGCTAAACGGCGCGGCCAGCGGTCAGCCCATCACCGTTCTCGAATCCGGGCCTGTCACCATCGGGGCGACCGTTACGCAGGGCGTCGGATATTACCTTTCCGCCAACGCTGGCGGGATTTGTCCTGTCGCCGATCTCATTGCGGGGTGCCATCCGGTCCTTCTCGGCTTTGCCACCTCCGCCTCCTCGGTCACTGTTGACATCCAGGAAGCCGGGGTCGCGCTCTAACAATGGACGCCGGAGCGCTTCGCGACCGTATTCGGATACAGCGGAAGGCTACGACGAAGAACGCCGTCGGCGGTCTCACGGAGGGATGGAACGAGGTCGCTACGGTTTCGGCGAACATTGTATCGCTCAACGGGCGAGAGGCCATAATCGGCAATATTCTTCAGGGTGTTTCGTTCTTCCAGATCACGATCCGCTATAGGACGGACCTGAAGCCGAGCGACCAAATCCTGTGGCTTTCGCGCCTCGATGCTAACGGCGAGCCACGTGAACTGAACGTCGTCAACGCCGAGGACCGAATGGGGACGCGGCAATGGACGGTGATTCAGGCCAGCACGGAGGCTCCGCAGGGTGCCTAGATACGTCAAGGGAGATAGGGCCTTTAGCCGACTGATAAAGCAACTGCCACAATCTGTTTCGGACGAAATCAGAACCCAGCTCAACCAGACGGGGCGGAGCGTTCTGGCATTGCAGCGCCGCCGTGCGCCCATGAGGACCGGTGCCCTCCAAGCCGGCCTTTCTTATACGGTCACGCCCAAACGACTGACGCTTAAGGTTGGACTCGTCGGGAAGGCGATCAATCGCAAGCTGTTTTACGGCTGGTTTGTGGAAGGCGGTCGCAAGGGCGGCGGTCGCGGGGTCAAGCGCAAGAGCGCAAAATACGCGGCTGGCGTGGGCGCGATGCCTGCCCGTCACTTCGTTTATATCGCTGGACTGAGGCAGCAGATTTATCCGCGGTTCCGCAACATCTGGGACAAGGCGTTAGCTAAGGCGGCAGCGGGAGCGAGCGATGATTGACGCGCAAACCGCAGTCCAGTCCGCCGTTTTCACCGCGCTTAATGGCGATGCATCCGTAACCGACCTTGCCGATGTGTGGCAGAACCCGCCTGAGGATACGCAGCCCGGAGCAAAGGGGCTTGTGATCCTGGGGCTGGTTTCGCTCGCCGCTGGGGAACTGAAAAGCGGCGATCTCGACACCGCCACGATTTCGATTTTCACGCAGGTTCGCAAGCCCGATGCGACCGTTCTTTATGCGCTCAACAGCGCGGTAAGAAACTCGCTTGAAGGCCAAGTCCTGACCGCCACCGGGGCGACGCTCGGTGATGTCGTGTTCCTTTCCGCCGATCCAAAGTTGCTTGAGGACGGACAGACCTATGAGGACGAACTGAAGTTCGAGATGTTCGTCCAATAAACCAGTTGCCACGGCAAACCCATCGGGGAGGCTAGCCGATCTTCATCCCCGCCGTGAGGCGGCACATCCCTTAGACGGAGGCCACTTTGGCAAAGAAGCTAGGTAATGACTACAGGCTGTGGATCGAATCCGCCACGCCCGGAACGTACAATGAAATCCTCGGTCAGCAGGACTTGGCGGTAAACCGCCAGGGCAATGTGATCGACACGTCCACCAAGGACGACTTCCCTTATGCCTCGCAGGCGGCCGGTTCGCGCACGTTGAGCCTTCCGTTCAACCTGATCCCGAGCCTTCCCGACACAACGGGCTATACGCGACTTGAGACGCAGGCGCTCGCGACCACGGCAACGCCGTTCAACGTCCAGGTCCGCAAGGGCGGATCGTCGGGCAACGGCACGACGGACGTTGTGTTCGAGGGATCGGTCTATTGCACCGACTTCAACACGTCGCTCGGTCGCAACGACGCGGTGAAAGTGACCGGAACTCTGGTTGCTAACGGCGCTCCGACCACGGACCTGCTGGCCTAAGCGATGAAGATCGGCAAGCTAAAGCTGGAGACGGTCGCGCCCGACGCGGCACGGCTGCTCTCCAGCACCGGCCTTTCGGTTGCAGAAATGCGCCGGATGCTGTCGGGCTCGATTCCTCCTCATCTCCTCGCAAGGGCGCTCAACGCCTGCATCGCGGAGGAAATCGCAACCGCGGAGCTTGCCCGATGCATCGTCGAGGAGGGCGTTCAAAAGATGAGGGCCGCTGTCGCGAAGCTATATGCGGAGGTCGATGGTGAGTGAGGAAGAGCCTAAAGTCGATCTTCTTGGGCAACTGACGGTCCAGCTTGACGCTGAATACACGCTCAGGCCGTCCCGCCAGGCCATCTCCAATATCGAGCGAGCGCTGGGCAAGTCCCTGACGCAGATCGCCGTTCAGTGCGGCTCGCTCGCGCTCTCGACGGACGAAATGGGGCTCTGCGTGGCCGAACTGATGAAGGCGCACGGCGTCTTCGATCCAAACGCGGGCGTCAACTACAGGGCACCCAAGCCCGACCGCATGTCCGATCTTATCTATGAACACGGCCCGGTGGATGTGGCGCGCCGACTTGCGGTGATCTTCACTGGGGCGCTTGCGGGCGGTTACACCGCTTCGGGGGAACCGAAGGCGGCGGGGATGACGACGGAGCCGACCCCGACCGCCGCCTGATCGGCTTCTGCCAGGCCGCGCTCGGCTGGACCGCGCGGCAGTTCATGGACGCTACCAACCACGAGATCTTCGCCGCGTATGAAACGTGGCGGGAGATCAACTGCCCGAAGAAGGAGGACTGAGAATGGCGACAGACCGCCAGATTTCCCAGCTTCTCCTCCAGGTTGACGCGAATATCGCTGTTGCGCAGCGCGAGATGCAGAACCTCGCGCGCGTGGTCAACCAATCTACCGGGCAGATGAACAGCTCGATCGGTTCGACCGTCCGCGCCCATGAGCAGCTGAACAAGGCGTTCGGCAATGCGCGCATCGCGCAGATGGAATTGAGCCACGTCGTCACGGCGTCAGTGGACTCTTATGCGGCCGGCGCATCACCGCTGCGAATCCTCACCCTTGAAATGGGCCGTCTCGCCCAGGCTGCGACATTCCTTGGCGGATCGAACGGAAACGGCGTTCTTGCCAAGCTCGGCAACTTCATGGGCGGGCCGTGGGGAATCGCGGTTCTCATCGGCGTTGCCGCGCTCTCCAAGCTCATCGGGAAGATGGGTGAGGCCGGAACGTCCGTCGAAGAACTTGTCCAGAAGATGCGTGAGCACGCCAAGGAGGCGGCGAACAGCAAGATTGCCGACGATCAATGGGCCAGATCGATCGACGGACTCATTGAGCGCAATCAGAAACTAACTGACGAACTCAAGAAGCGGCTCAAGACCGAGGAAGACCTAGACCAGCAATCTCTGGCGCGAGCGCAGAACGACAAGGCCGCAGCGCAGGAAAAACTTCAGCAGGATAGGGCGACCCTAGCCAACCTCCAGCGGCAGCTGCAACTCCTTCCAGGTCCCACGGGGACAGGCCACGGTCTTGAGGCAAGCGCGGGCATTCAAGCGGCGAAAGCTGCTGAGCTTGAGCACCAGATCGCCGCAGCACGTGCGGAGGTTATCAAGGACCAGCAGGCCATTGCCGATGCGCAGGCTGCCATCGTGCAAAGCCAGATCGCAGTGGGCGAGCAGGTCGGCAAGTCGTTCATCGATCTATCCGCCAAGGCCGATCTCTGGGCGAAGACCTATACGGGCGCACTCCACACCATCGAGAACGCCAACAAGGGCGCCATCGCATCATCATCCGACGTTATCGACAGCGGCTTTTATGCGCTGAAGAAAGCCATTGATGACGCTGCATCGGCTGGCGTGGATTTTGCGTCGAACTCAAACGACTTCACGAAGAAGGCCGCAGAGCTAGGCAATGCGCTGAAGGCGGGGAAGCTCGGGCCTGAGCAATATGCAACGGCGATGAAGGAGCTCGCCAAGCAGCTTGAGGCAGTCGCCAAGGCCGCAGCGAACGCGAAGAAGGGCACGGGCGAGTTCGGCAAGCAGATCGGCTTCGCAGACGCAGCGGCGATTGCGAAGAG